ATGCATTATCAGCTAACGATAAGATTCTTGTCGGGACGGCGACCGGAAATAAGGCGATTGCGTCCAACGACGTGTTATTTGCGGTTCTTGATGAATTTGCAACCGTTGAAATGCGGAGAAATATTTTCAGGGGAAAAAACCTGGGGCCTGCTCTGACTGCGGCGCAGAAAGCCGAGATCAAGGCCGGAACATTCAAGGGATTCTTTGTCGGTGATTACTGGACTGTCGGTGATAACATATGGAGAATTGTTGACATCAATTACTGGCTGAACTGCGGTGATACTTCCTGCACGACACCTCATCTGGTGATCATGCCGGATGCCGTATTATACAACGCCCAGATGAACGAGACGAATATTACCACCGGAGGCTATGTCGGCTCTAAGATGTATACAACAAATCTGGAGAATGCAAAAACCCTGGTGAATGCGGCCTTTGGTGCTGCAAATATTCTGAACCACAGAGAACTTCTGGTGAATGCCGTAAGCAACGGATACCCTTCTGCGGGAGCCTGGTACGATTCTAAGGTGGAATTACCCAACGAGATCATGATGTATGGGGCTTATGTGCATACCCCGGCCGGAAACGGTACAACTGTTCCGTATCGTTATACAATCAATAAGACACAGTTGGCTTTGATGCGGATTTATCCGAGATTCATAAATCCCCACAGGCAGAATCAGTGGCTGAGAGACGTCGTTTCTGGGACGACTTTCGCTTTTGTGGGCGTCGATGGCTATGCGACCTCCCACTTCGCGTCGAGCTCTTTTGGGGTTCGTCCGGTCTTCGGTGTGGTTGGTTAGGTAATCCGGGGGCCTTGTGCCCCTTGTGAAAACCGTATCCAGGTAACTGAAAAAGATGGTAAAAAAGAAAGGAACAATAGGAATGGATGAAAAAATCTATGTAATCACCCTTGCGGATGGAACGGAGATCAAAAATCTTAGAATCAATGGGAACAACTTTATTTCCAGAGATTCCATCGATGCGCTGATTTTTGAAGGGAACTGTTCGCCCATAATCATCAGCGATGGAGAGAATGAAGAAATTCATGAGAACATGGAGCTGGTTCAGATCACTCCCGTTGGAGAGGATTACTGGTTTGTCCTGCGGGATCTCTCTGCGGCGGAATTGGAAAAAATCAAAATACAGTCCGATATCGAGTACGTCGCAATGATGGCCGGGATCGAAATCTAGGAAAGGAGAATCACCATGGAACATAGCAAGAATTACCAGAAAGTAAAACGTTATCATGATATGAAGGTGTGGAATGAAGTCCGTGTCCGTAATGCCGTAAAGATGGGCTGGATCACTGAGGAGGAATTCCGGGAGATCGCCGGTAAGGATTATTGATGAGCGTCCTGGTAAGTGACCGGACAGAATCAAAGTTCGAGCCCATCACATTTTCAACGGAAGTACACAACATGCTGCGGGAGTTCATGCAGAGAAATTTTGGAGTGAAAGATTTGGAGCATTTTGTCCAGCTTCGCTATGCCTATGGAAAAGACGATGTTGAGGATTTCGGTAAATACCGTTATTTGATGTTGACTCATAAGAAGGAAATTGATCATCTGGCGACACTCATGACCAATAATGTCAGAGCAGCCAACAGTATCTATCCGACTACCATGAGAGAGTATGAAATGCGGAGGGATTACCAAACATCGGCTATTGTAAACTGCGAGCAGATTGTCAAAGAGCTGCAGCGTGTTGTGGAAACCTTTGAGGTTGACCTGAATGTTTATGGCAGGTATGTAAAAGCTATCGACCGAGAAATCGGTTTGATAAAAAAGTGGCGTCAGCGAGATAACAAAATCAAGTCATACGTGCAGTAGGGTAACATCTAAATTTGCGTCGTTTCTGGGACGAATTTCGCTAATGTGAACAACAATGGCAATACGAACTACAACAACGCGTCGAACTCTATTGGGGTTCGTCCGGATTCTCTGCCTAACCAACAGAGAAGGAGATGTTGTCCTTTCCATCAAGGATAAATAGCAAAGCCGGACGCAATTTACTACGGTAAGTATTGCTACAACGGTGAATAATCTTATGACGTATGAGGAGATAGTCTGTGACGCTAACAACTTGTATAAGGCTTACAAGGCCTCGATTAAGGGCAGCAAATGGAAGGAGACTACCCAGAAGTTCATGATAAACTTCCTGCGGCATCTTATTGCCATACAGGATGACCTTCGGGGGCGTACGCTTCAAAATGGACCAACCGAGGAGTTCTCTCTGTCCGAAAGAGGCCGGGTAAGACCGATTACAAGTATCCGCATCCGGGACCGGATCGTGCGGCATGTCTTATGTGATGAGGTGCTTCTTCCAGCAGTTCGTAAACACATCATTTATGATAATGGGGCTTCCATCAAAGGGAGGGGTATTTCGCATCAAAGGGATCGTTTCGAGGTTCATCTCCGTTGCTACTATAAGCTGCACGGTAACGAGGGCTGGATACTGTTCGGGGATTTTTCCAAGTTTTACGACAACATCATACATGAGATAGCAAAGAGGGAATTGCTGAAGCTGTTTGACGATGACGAATTCATTGACTGGCTGCTTACCCTTATATTTGAAGGCTTCAAGATTGACGTTTCTTATATGTCAGACGAGGATTATGCGTCCTGCATGGAGGACACGTTTAACAAGCTTGATTACCGAAATGTTCCGAAGAATCTGTTGACAGGCGAGAAATGGATGTATAAGTCGGTCAACATCGGAGATCAGCTTTCTCAGATTATTGGTATTTATTATCCGTACCGTATCGACAATTATGTGAAGTACGTAAGAAGTCAGAAGTTTTATGGGCGGTATATGGATGACTGGTATATCATGAACCCAAGCAAGGAAGAATTGCAGGATTTGCTCAGAAACATTTGTGCGATTGCAAAAGAACTTGGCATTCATATCAACATGAAAAAGACCCGGATTGTGAAGATTTCGAGCACCTACAAATATTTGCAGATCCGCTACACCCTCACAAAGGATGGAAAAATCATCAAGCGGATCAATCCGACCCGTGTCACCACAATGAGACGAAAACTAAAGAAATTAGCTGTAAAAGTCCAGGACGGAGAGATTCTGTATGAGAATGTAGAGAACATGTTCCGTGGCTGGATGGGCAGCTTTTATAAATTATTGTCGAGGTATCAACGGCAAAACCTGATTAGCTTGTACGGGGAGCTGTTTGACAAGACTATTATGATTGTCAATAAAAAGATGATTATAACGGATAAGTCGCAAGAAAAAACTGAAGGAGGTTATGTAGATGGATGGCTGGATGCAGATACTGCTGACGGTTTTTAGCTCAGTTTTAGCGTCTTCTGGGCTGTGGGCTTATATCGCCAAAAGAGCAGAGAAAAAAGACGTAAAGACAGAGATGCTTATAGGCCTGGGGCATGATCGAATTATGTATCTGGGAATGTCATATATCGATCGGGGGTGGATCACTTCCGATGAATATGAGAATCTTTACGAGTATCTCTATAAGCCGTATGAAAAGATGGGCGGTAACGGCTCTGCCAAGCGTATCATGAACGAGGTAAATAAACTACCTATACACAAATCACAATACAAGGAGGAATTAAATCATGAAGATGACTAACAAAACCTATAACACTTTGAAATGGATCGCACAGTATCTTCTTCCGGCTGCCGGCACGTTATATTTTGCTTTGGCCGGAATCTGGGGACTGCCCTGTGGGGAACAGGTAGTGGGCACCATCACTGCGGTGGATACGTTCTTGGGAGTGATTCTTGGGATCAGCACGGCGCAGTACAACAAGGCAGGCGGAAAATGATGAAGGGCTGCCTGTGGGTTTTGCTGCTGTATCTGGTTTACATATCGGTTCTGGTAATAGCGCTGGTCATTCTGTTTAAGTACGGAGGGCTGGCGTTTATTGCTTTTGTGCTGATTGCATCGTGTGTTGTTGGTGTGGCGGCAAATTATATTTTGGAGAAAAAAGGCCGGATGCAATAAAGGGCGATAGGTTGTGTCGGGAAGTAGGAAAATGTCGTTTACTTCGTGAGTATTCCTACATTTTTCATCTCTAAATGATGTATTCTCAAGGTTTCACGTTTCCGTTGAAGAAGCGGCGAAGGAAGGCAAGTTCTAAGAAATGCAGTAAAATCAACGATTTAAGGATGTGGTTCGGAGTGGTAAAATGTGGGAAAATGTATGTAATTTATGCATTATTCCTACACCACTCCTACACATCATTCCTACACTGAAAACATACTATTTTATTTTTTCCATTTCCTCTTTAAGCCAATCTATTTCTCGTTTTGTATATACTCGTTCTGTAATATCTTGAATAGAATGACCGACCATGTACTTAATAGCATATTCGTCTACGTGATATTTTTTGGCAATCGTAATGAAATGCATACGTCCATCGTGGGCTCTATGCTGTGGATTCAGTTTTAGTTCATCTCTAATCTTATTAAATCGTTTTTGATATTTATCATATGTAAACATATATGAGCTTCTGTGAGTGGCAGTGTCGGTACAGTTGATTAAAAAGTCGCTTCCAATTTCCTGCGCTTCTTTATATTTTTCCATAACTAAATGACGTATCTTTGAATGAATGGGTACAATACGGTTAGTTCCTGCTTCGGTTTTCATTCCACCCATAAAGGTCCAGTTATCTAAATCTATGTTTTCCAGTTTGAGTAATCCAAGTTCTTGAGGTCTCCATCCGGAATAGCATTGTATTAAAACAACGTCAACATATTTTGTGTTATCTACATGTTCCCATAATATTTGTATTTCTGTATCATTGAATGGAATATGACCTCGCTTGGCTTCCTCTTTCTCCTTTATAATGTCGTCCGATACATTGAATGTTCTAGCGTAGTTCCGGTCTACAATCTCATATTCTAAAGCATAATCCAACATAAGATTGAACATTGATTTGATTCGGGCTTTTGTTCCCGCTGAAGGCAGATGTTCTTTTCCTTTTATAATTGCAATTCCTTCGTCCATGCAACCTTTAATATGCCGAGCACGGACATCGCAAGCTCTCATGTTGTAAATAGAAGAACAGTAAGACCAGGCCGATGTAATTGTTCTGCTACTCGAATCTGATTTTAAAGTTTTAAAATACTCTTCGCTCCATCGTTCGTATAACTGTTTTACGGTGATGGCAGGTTCTAAATCATACGGATTTTTGTTATACTCAACCAGAGCAGAATAGGCATCATTATATGTTGGAAAATAGGACTCGGGTTTTAACGGTTTACATATTGGACGACCTGTTTCTGTTTTGCCGACTGTCACCATTGCACGAAATGGATTGCGAAGATTTCGTCCCTTGATTTCGCTGATCTGGCCGAATCCATTTGGTAACCGTTTGCGTTTATTTGATTTTCGGGATGTTCTTGGTTTTGCATTTGGATGCATTGGATATCCGCAATGTGGACAAACTAATGCTTTATCACTTATCTGCAGTTCACACTCAGGGCATTTAATTAACATTTTTGTTCTCCTTTCTGTTGAAACATCCGTAGCAATCATATATCATAGTGTAGGAATTGTCAACTCCTACATTTAAACTTTCTTGCGGGTTATATTTTAACCTAGATTAAGAATCGAGGTGATATATACGGTTAGCGTGAATGAAACGGTCTGTCCGAATTGCGGCGGACGGCTGAAACTTTACGATAAGGTAAAACGGATTATACGGACAAAAGGACGTGTTACAAAGTGGATAGTTATCAGAAGGGTGAGATGTCAAATATGTGGTAGGATACATAGAGAGCTGCCAGAAGATATTTTCCCATATAAACAGTATGAGGCTGAGGTTGTTCGAGGGGTGTTGGAGGGATTCATTACTCCAGAAACGATGGGTTACGAGGATTATCCGTGCGAGATGACTATGTTGCAATGGAAGGCGCAAAAAACGCAACTCCTTTTATGAAAAAAATCGAAAGGAGAAATTGCAATGAAAATTGTACAAAAAGCCGTTAAGAGATTGTATCATTTTGAATGTTGCAACTGTGGGAGTAAGCTTGAGGTTGAACCCGGCAAACTTATGGATGTCGGAAATAAAATCAGCAAGTTTTATTGCCCAACGTGTGACGCAGAACGATACATCGGATGGAATAAGGTACATGTGAAAACAATTTACGAAAACGAAGGGTAGTATAAAGCAAGATTTGAGTCGCCAACAACGACTCTTATCTTTTTTCATCATTTAAAACGCATAAAAAACATTCCCTTTTATGGAAAGGAGATGTTACTTATGATTAAAGAGGGAGACGATAAGATTTGTCCGGAATGCAACGGACTGCTGAAACCATATGATCATGTAACAAGGAGCGTTCGATCTGGATTTGGAAATATTGAGCATATAAGGATTCAGCGTTATAAATGCGTTAAATGCAAAAGGATACACCGAGAGTTGCCTAACTACTTGGTGCCATATAAACAGTTTAAGGCTGATATAATAGCTGGAGTAATAGATGGCTCGGTTGGAGTACAAAACTTGGAATATGAAGACTATCCTTGCGAAATGACCATGAAAAGGTGGACAAAAGAATATACGGGCAAAAAATAGGTTTCTAAAAATTGTAACATTTTCAGAGAAAAAGGGCTTGAAACACAAGCTCTTTTCTTTTCATTGACTTCTTTTTTACTAACAGCCGTCCTTAACCTAGAATAGCCGTAGAAAGGAGGTAAACGCAGATGGAAGAATTTGCGAGTGGTTCTGTTCCTGTCTCCGTAGCGGCTAAAGTATATGGAAAAGATGCTTCCTGGGTCCGAGCCGGCATCATATCCGGGTGGCTGCCAATCGGAAAAGCGACAAGGAACGGAAAACTGATTACAGACATTGAGGAGATGAATAGCAAGTATGGACGTATCAACTTCTATATCTCTCCCAAATTGCTGTTTGAGGAAACAGGTTATGTGTGGAAAGGAGAGCGAAAATGAGTACAACAATACGGCCAGAGTTGTCAGAGAAGAATCCGTACTGGATTGAGAAGCATCGGTACTATGAACTGAAGCACTTCTGTCTTCAGTATCCGATCTGGAAGAAAGCAAGGGCGGCACTAAGCGGTTTGAGCCAGCGACCGATTGACGCAGTTAAGCTCACTGGAAATGTCGGTGATCCGACTGCCAAGTGTGTGGAGGCGAGAGAGTTCTATTCCGAACGGATGGGGTTGATTGAAAAAGCTGCTGCGGAAACAGACGCAGAGTTGGGTGATTATATTTTGAAAGCCGTTACCCAGGGAATCTCTTATGACCATCTGAGAGCGAGAGTAAACGTGCCGTGTTGCAAAGATGTCTACTACGAATTGTACAGACGTTTCTTCTGGATATTGAATCGGATAAGAAAGTGAGGATCGAGGTATGAAAATTGTAGAGAAAGCCATTAAGCAGACCTATCGCTTTAGTTGTCCGGTATGCGGTAGCCGGTTGGAGGGTGAGAGCCAGGAGTTCGTTGATATCGGCGGAAAGGTTAATAAGTTCTTTTGCCCGGTCTGCAGAGAGGATCGTTATATTTCCTGGTCCAGCCTTAGGAAGAATATTACGTACGAGAAAGCGAAGGGTACGCAGTAAATACAAGCTCCTTTATGAAAGGAGGCATGGTTATATGTCAAAGATAAAGTCTATGATCATTTATATTTTGTCAGTAGCACTCGCATTTGAAAGCGGATTGATCGCCATCTTTGTATGTGCTATGGCAGTATTGGCTGATGAAAAGACAGAGTCAAGGAAACGCAGCAGTCGTGTCAGCTATTCAAATTATTACAACGAAAGGAGAGGAGCCTAACAAGGGCTCTTTCTCTTTACGCACAAATAACACTCTATATTATGGAACATAAAAAAATTTACATGGAGGTATCGATATGAGCATAGTAACAAAAGTAGCAAAAATGAGGTTATTCTTTCATGCTAACATGCTGGACATCTGTAATGTGGCTAACCAGTTAGGCATATTAAAAGATGATAAAGCAGAAGAAGTGATGAAAGGGCACACTATGAAATGCTTTGATGCGATGGAGCATATGGGGCTTAATGTGAAGAAGTATTTGGAAGAATCAAGGAAGGAGTCCTAACAAGGGCTCTTTTCTTTTATATTTTCAGAACGAAGGTAACGGAAAAACATGCTATTTTGGTATTTGGAAAATTCCCCGGGTAAGAAATTTGGGAGAATTTTTCAGAAAGGAGAAAGAAGTGCTGATAGTGGTTGGAATAATTGTTGGATTTTTGCTTGGTGTTGCTGCGACTCTGCATATTTTGAGAAAAGACACCATCGGAAATTTGGTGATTGCGGATGATCCGGAGGACGGTTCCTATATGTTTCTTGAAATTTCAAGATTGGACATCGAAAGACTGAGGGTACAACCGATGGTAAAACTCAATGTTGTCAATAAAGGAAAAACGCATAAATAACACCCTCTGTTATGGAACATAAAAATTCATCATTGAAAGGAGAAGAAAACGATGGATGAACAAATTAGACAGGCGTTGGCAGATGAGATTTTAAGTCAACTTAACGGTTTGAGTAATCTTCAACCGGGAAGCAAAGAGCAGCAGACGGCAGTGGAAAATGTCACCAAACTCTATAGATTGGGATTGGAGGATGTGAAAGCCGACACTGATTACGATGAAAAGTTATATCGTAGGGATGTGGATGCACAGCACGAACAGGATGAGCTGGATCGGCAGACCCGCGAGGAACAGTTCAAGAAAGATCAGTTGGCGGAACAGATGAAAGACCGATATTTCAAACTCGGAATTGAGGTGGCAGGAATCGTATTACCGCTGATCTTCTATGCGACCTGGATGAAGAGGGGGTTCAAATTTGAGGAGACGGGAACTTATACGTCAACAACATTCAGAGGATTGTTCAATCGATTCAGACCGACAAAGAAATGAATTTGAAGACAAAAAGCGGAGGGTTCGTGTGAAATGCATGGACTCTTCGCTTTTACATACGCAAAAATTGCAAGGGCTCTTATGAAAGGAGAGTGATATGTATGAAGATTACATATGAAGAAATTATGAACACTATGATAATCGAAAGGCATGACGAACTAATGTGCGCGGAAAAATGTAAATGGTTGGCGAAACGATCATTAAACCCTATTCGTAAAATACTTTTGTTCTTAGATGCTAAACGATTTATGGAACATGTTTTTGGTATGGATCTGATAATACGTAAGATTGAAAAATTAGAGAAGGAGTCCTAACAAGGACTCTTTCTTCTTGCAGTAAGGAGCGAATATGCGATACCACTATGAAAAACCGGCGATTTATCTTTCCATGTATGGTGAATGTTATATCTGTGAGCATCCGGTTTATAATAGCTGCACCTTATTCAAGATTGGCGAAAAAGGACTGGCAGTTATTCAGCAGCGTTTTGATGCAGAAACCAAGAGTACCTGGTGGAGCGAGGTGGATTCGTGGATTACAGATGACTTATATTTACATCCGAAGTTCAAGGAATATTTTGAAAATAGAGCAGGCGATTGTGTGGATGGTCTTTATCCAACAGTCACAGTCAGGCAAATTATGTGGGCTTTGAAGATAAAGCCGATACCAAGAGAACGTTGGGAAACGGTGTTTGACCGACGTGATATTTAGCGAGATTTACAACTCCTTTTACGGAAAGCTACGTATTCACGAAAGGAGAAAATTATGAGCAAAACGGAGCGGCATTTAAGTAACAAAATACGCATGTTTGAGGATATGCTATTGCGGAGCAAGAATAGCTACGAAATTGAAACGCTCAGAAATGAACTGACAAAAATGCGTATATCATTACAGAAATTACAGTATGCGAGAGAGTCCTAACAAGGGCTCTTTCTCTTTACGCTTGAAATACAACTACCTTTATGAAAACCAACGATTTGGAAAGGAGAAAAGGAGTATGGACGAAATGAAAATCAACTCAAAATTCTTGAGGAACTTGATTGCTAAGTTTGTAAAAAGAGAGGTAAAGAAAAAGGCAGGATACGAAGTGGATATTCAGCTGAATGAATTTACGGCAACGGTTACGGACGGAACGGCTCATGTTCACTTGAATGTAGATGCGGAATTGGGTAAAGACGAACTTACAAAGCTTCTGGCAGCGATTGGTTTGTAAAGAGTTGAGGGATCGTGGAGACACGGTCTCTTCGCTTTTACATACGCAAAAATCGCAAGGGCTTTTATGGAAAAATAAACTAATTTCAGGAGGGTACAATTATGATGAAAGCATTAAAGGAATACAACGAAATGGTTATGAGACCGTCATGGAAATGGCTGAAGAAGCACTGGAAAGGATATTCGGTGTTGCTGGTAATTTCGATGATTGTTCCGTACCTTTGGTTCTACTGGAGCGACATCACGGAGTACATCAAGAGCAAGTTTAAGAACCACGAAGAGGAGTCCTAACAAGGGCTCTTTCTTCTTGCGCAAAATTTACAAGGACTATTATGGAGAAACAGTTAGCTCAGTTGGGAGAGCAACGCTGAAATGCGGATGTCGAGGGTTCGAGCCCCTCACTGCTTCTCTTAAATTTTGGAGTCTTGACAGGGACTCCTAACTTTTATCGAAAGGAGAAAAAAAGAATGAAAGGAATCAGAGGCAGTACAGAATTTGAGAAGCAGTTTATTGACGTGTTCGAGCAGTTGTGCAGGAGGCACCATTCGTGGAAAGTGTGGCAGGACTTTGTGAATATGTCTGCATGTGCCATCGCTAATGCCGTGGACAAAAGACCGGAGGTCTGGAAGCTGAGGGAAGATTCGTACATGGAGACGATTAAAAACTATTCCAAGGATGAACTCAATCTTATCTCTGAGCTGCTCAGCATTACCACGTTAGCTTTGGACGAGAATCCGGCTCAGGACTTTCTTGGAAAGTTCTACATGCAGCTTGACTTTGGAAGCGGATAGCATGGTCAGTTCTTTACGCCGTGGCATGTTGCCGAACTTATGGCAAAACTGCAGTTAGGGGATGAGGCAAAAGACCAGATTGCATCCGAAGATTACATTTCGGTTTGTGACTCCTGCTGTGGAGCGGGATGTATGCTTATGGCGTTTGCAAAGGTCTGTAAAGATGATATGGACATCAACTATCAGCGGTCGGTACTTTTTGTTGGGCAGGACATAGACGAAGTTGTCGCAAAGATGTGTTACATCCAAATCAGCCTTTTGGGATGCCCTGGATATGTAGTTGTAGGGAATTCCCTTTCGGAACCTATATGTGGCACTACAATAGAACCAAACTATAAGAAGCCTGAAAGCATCTGGTTTACGCCATTATATTTTACCGATGTGTGGACCTTACGCAGGATAAAATCCTGGAACGCAGAAGTACGAAAGCTGGAAGAGACGGTGAAAGAAGAAAAAGAATCTCCTAAATCCGAGGAGATCTCTAAAATCACAACACCGGAGATTATACGGTCTGTTCCAACAGTACATAAACCGCCGCAAATGCCGGTCATGAAAAAATCGGAGGGCAAGAAGCCGTTTTCATGGAAAGAGTTTTTCACAGTGAAAGGAAAGGGTAAAAGATGAATTTGAAGCAAAAGTTCTACAGAATGTGTAGTAGGTCGAGGTTATATTTAAAACGTTCCTCTCCCACTATTTTGTGCTGTGTGGCTGCCGTTGGCGTAGTTGGAACAGCGGTGGCCGCTGTCAAGGTGACTCCTAAAGCTATGAAGTTGTTGGAAGAAGCTACGGACGAAAAGGGAACAGATTTAAGCAGGACAGAGATTGTCCTCACTGTTGCTCATTTGTATATCCCGGCGGCTGCTATTGGAGCCGGCACCATCTTCTGTATTTTCGGAGCAAATGCTCTTAACAAACAGCATCAGGCAAGATTAATGAGCGCTTACGCTTTGCTTAGAAACTATCACAAGGAATATCGTGATAAGTTGATCGAACTGCATGGCGAAGAAGCAGATGCCGAAATCCGAAATGCCATGATACGGGAACATTGCAATTTCCATCCGCTTGATTCAGATGTTCCAGACGGTAAAGTTATATTTTACGATGAAATATCCGGGGAATCTGTTACGCGGTATGAGCGGGAAGTGATAGATGCTGAGTATCATTTCAATCGCAATTTTACAATGAGAGGTTATGCATTCCTTAACGAGTTCTACGAATTTCTGGGATTGCCTATGACCGAATACGGAGGAACCGTTGGGTGGTCCATGTCTTCTGGAATCATGTGGGTAGATTTTGAACATCGGCTGATTGATAATGACGATGGGGGAACTGCCTGTTATTCCATTGACATGGTATTTCCACCGGAAGTCCTGGAAGAATGGGAATGCTGACAACTCCGCAAAATTTGCAACCACTATTATGAAAGGAGGAGATGCTTTATGACTGGAGCGGTAATTAAAGGAATCGGATTGGCGGCGACTGTAATTGGGATGGGGACATCACTCATCACCGATTGGGTCAACGAAAAGAAGATGGATGAAAAGATCGAAGAAAAAGTGAATGAGGCATTGGCCAGGAAAGAACACGAAGAAGAGGAGTCCTGAACAAGGGCTCTTTCTTCTTGCACACAATGCGCAGAGGAGGCAGCGCAATGAGCAACGATTATATTTTGTCCGTGATTCGGGAATATGCGGATGAATACCTGAAAGAACCGGGATGGCGTATGTCAAAAGAATGGTTCAAGCAGGTTTCGTATAGCCGGTGGGCGGTGGGTGAAATATTGAAAAGCATTGAAGAATCCCGATTCACGCCGCCCATCATGGTTGTTGAGGATTTCATCCGTAAAATGGATGACTTCTCATGCCGGAACAAAAAGACCAGTTTTATATTTTCAGTCGCACATGACATGGCAGAGAATATTTTGGACGTTCTGATTGCCATGAAATGACATATCGAAAGGAGAAAAATGATGAAAGTATTAAGAAAACAGGAAGTATCTATTCAGACAACAGGCGAGTTCAAGGTCGGAGATCAGATTCAGATCGGAAAGTATACCGCTACCTGCCAGAAAGTCACCAGGAAAGGGGCACTCTTCCTTTTGGACCAGTATCTGGATGAGGCCTTTAAGATGAATCGCGAGAATACGAACGAGGGCGGCTATGAGGCGAGCGACCTGCGTAAAGAGCTGCAGGAGAACAGTGTTCTGGAAATCTTCGATTCTGTCCGGGAAATGATGGTTCCGTTCAAGAATGGCGATTTGCTCCGTATTCCGTATGCGGAGGAATTCTTCGGTGATGTCGATTCTTATGAACCGAGCGGAAAGAAACAGTGGCCGCTTATGGAAGACCGCAAGAATCGAATCGCCATCCGAGAAGGAGAAGCTTATGAGTGGGGCTGGCTGCAGAACAAGCTGAAGTCTTCTGGGACGAATTTCGCTCTTGTGAGCAGCTTTGGCTATGCGAACTACGGCTACGCGTCGGACTCTATTGGGGTTCGTCCGGTTCTCCGCTTGCGGTTAGGCTAATCTCCGCCCCTTGTGGGCGGTTTATATTTTGAAAGGAGAAGCGATGAAATGAAGAAACCTGATTTCTCCCGGATTGCCAAAAGTGTAAAGGTAGGGTTGCATAAACATAGCCCTGAAATCCTTACCGGGGTTGGCATCGCCGGGATGATTACCACCACTGTATTGGCAGTGCGGGCAACGCCCAAAGCGCTGATTCTTATCGAGGAGGAGAAGCGCCGGCAGAATAAAGAACTGTATGAAGATGCCGAAAGGAAAAGATTAGACAGCCATCCGAAAGTTGACCAGCTAAAGCCGATAGAGCTTGTTCGGACTACTTGGACCTGTTATATTCCAGCTACTATCACTGGCGCACTTTCTATTGCCTGCCTGATTGGAGCCAGCTCCGTGAACATTCGGCGTAATGCAGCGCTGGCCGCGGCCTATTCTCTGTCGGAGTCCGCTTTAAAAGAGTACCAGGAGAAGGTAATTGAGACCATCGGGGAGAAGAAAGAGCAGGAAATCCGGGATGCGGTAGCAAAGGACAAGATTCAGCGTGATCCGGTCGTGAATAAAGAGGTCATCATCACAGGACGCGGGGAGACTCTCTGCTACGATACGATTACATCCCGATATTTTAAGTGTGATATTGAAAAGCTCCGGAGGGTGGAAAACGAGCTGAATAAAAGGCTTATCAGCGAGATGTATATTTCGCTGAACGAGTTCTATTACGAGATCGGATTGCGTTCTACTGATATTGGTGATGACCTCGGATGGAATCTGGCAGACGGTTTTATCAACCTGGAGTTCAGTTCACAGCTTGCAGAGGACGAAACGCCTTGTCTTGTGATTGGATACCGGGTAGCGCCAAGGTATGATTTTCGCACCTTGATGTAACTGCGCAAAAATTACAATGCCTTTAATGGAAGAATCCACACTATTTCATAAACGAAAGGAGAACAATTATGGAACCTAATGAAGTAATGGAAAACGAGGAAGTTATCGAGACGGCTACGGAGGAGATCGTGAAAGCGAGTTCTGGATGCGGGTTTAAGATGGCGGCGGGTTTCGGCTTGGGCATTCTTGCAGGTATGGCTATCTGTAAGCTGGCAAAGCCGGTAATCGCCAAGATCAAAGCGCGGAAAGCAAAGCCCATGATCACTACGGCGGCGGACGATTTTGATGACGACCACTTTGACGACGAAGAGGAGTCCGAAGAAGAATCCGAGGAATGATATTCGGTGGATCAGACGAGGGGAGAGTACCTGTAACAGGGTGCTTTCCCTTTTTTCGTTTCCTGGAAGGAGGATTGCAATGAATAGGTATTTGTATGATGGACCGGTCATGGAGTTTGACCGTTGCGTCCAGAGTAACTGGAAAGGAGAGACAATGGCCGCATCTGAGACAAAAGCCCGGAGTAATCTTTCCTACCAGTGGAAGAAAAGGAACAACCGCATTGCCAGCGTGAAGATTACGTTGCCCGGCAAACTGCGGGAGATAAGCTGAAAGGAGAAACTATGAGAAATGAAGAAAATTTGGTGGGTTCGGTACTGTTTATTCTAGGGGTGGCGGCACTTGGATACGCCATGCATGTAACCAGTAAAATGAATAAACTCTGCGCAAAACTGGACTTATCCGTGGATGAATTATCAGAATCCATTGACATATCTATGCCAGATGCAATCGTTAAGGAAGCTGTTGATCGGGCGGCTGATAGAGCGGCATATAAGGCTGTACAGTCTGCCACCGTAACAGCTGTGAACCAGGTTCGTCATGACATACAGAAAGAAGTCAAGACGGCTGTGGATAGCGCTTATGCCGATTTGCGTGGAAAAGTTGAGAGAGAAATCTCGGACCAAATCGGTAATATTGACATAAGTTCAATAAAGCGGGATGTAATTAAAAAGGCTGGAGAAAAAGCCGCCGAAAAGTTTGAGAGTGATTTGGAAGATATTTTAGAGAAGTACAATAGTGATCTCAATAATGTCTCCAAAATCTACAATTCCATTGCTAAGTCAATCTCCAGTCGTGATGACAGCAAAGAAATGACGTTCAGGATTGCATAAGAAAGGAGAATTATATTTTATGGAAGAATACAAGCCAAACTCCCATAAATCTAAGGAAGAACAGCAGACGGCGCCCCCTGAAAAGAAAGTGGAAAAAGTGGTCAGCGGGTCTGTAAAATCCAGAAAGAAAAGTGAGATTCAGAAATTTGCGGATGTGTTTATCCAGGAGGATGCGCAGAAAGTAAAGTCTTATATTCTGATGGATGTATTGGTACCGGCGGTAAAGAAAGCCATATCGGATATTGTGACAAACGGGATTGACATGATCCTGTACGGAGAGACTGGGCGAACAAAAAAGAACGGAACGGCTTCCAAGGTATCTTACAGGAGCTATTACGACAAGAGGGATGACCGCAGGGATTATGGTTCTTCCAGAACGCGGACAGGGTACGACTATGATGATGTTATCCTAGACAATCGCGGGGAAGCAGAAGAAGTCCTGTCTCGAATGGATGAACTGATTGCTACATATGGCCTTGTCAGTGTGGCAGACTTCTACGATCTGGTAGGAATCACGGGCAGCTATACAGACAATAAGTACGGCTGGACAGATATTCGGAATGCATCGGTGGTAAGGGTTCATGACGGATACACGATTAAACTGCCGAGAGCGTTGCCGTTAAACTAAAAAATATGAAAAGGAGCAATAATCATGAAAGCAAATGAAATTATGAGTAAAGCCAGTGGGGCTTTGAATAAGATCGGGTTCGGCTTGAAGAAGCGCAGCCCTGAGATTCTGGTGGCGGTTGGTGTTGTGGGCACTGTTGTAAGTGCTGTAATGGCCTGCAAAGCGACCACGAAAATCAACACAATCCTGGACGAGACCAAGGAGCAGTTGGACAAGATCCATGAGTATGCGGGGAATCCCGATGTGGCGGAGAAGTACAATGCGGAAGACGCTAAGAAGGATACAGCTATCGTTTATGCCCAGGCAGGTGTAAAGCTGGCCAAGCTATATGCTCCGGCGGTGGGGCTTGGGATTTTGTCCATCAGCAGCATTCTGGCATCCAACAATATCCTCAGGAAACGCAATATGGCAATCTCAGCAGCTTTGGCGGCAGCTACCCAGGACTTTAAAGATTACCGCAACCGTGTTATAGAGAGGTTCGGAAAAGAAGTGGACCATCAGCTCCGTTATAACATTAAGGCCGAGGAAATCGAGGAGACTGTTACAGATGAGAAAGGCAAGGAGAAAAAGGTCAAGAAGAGCATCGAGGTTGCCGATCCGAATGCCAGCGGTTATGTGAAGTATTTCACAAGGAGCAATCCTTACTGGGAGGAAGACTCTTCCTATGTCGAGATGTTCCTGCGTTCCCAACAGAACTACGCCAATGACAAACTGAAAGCAACTGGGCATCTCACTCTGAACGATGTTTATGATATGCTCGGATTCCATGACAGTAAGGCTGGCATGGTAGTTGGCTGGATTTATGATTTGGATCACCCGAATGGAGACAACTACGTGGAATTCGATGTGAAGAAAGTGAATCTCCCGAACGAGCAAGGCGGGTACGAAGAGGCTTACGCCATCGACTTCAACGTGGACGGCAATATTTATAATGAGATGATTTGAAGGGAAGGGTATGCCTCTATGCTATCCGGGAACTTTGATCGCGATTTGGCTGACTATCCTTATCTGTTTTAGGGATGGCCAGCCTTTATATTTTAGAAAGGAGTGGCTGACATGTACAGAAGAATACGAATGCTTTTGCTTCTTTTGATATTTTGTGTTGTTGGGAATTGTGCATCTGTTTGCGGAGAAATTGTCTCCGTTGCAGAGCCGGTCAGTACAGAATCCATACTGATTTCCGAACAAATCGAAGTGTCAATAAACGAAGAGGAGCATTCTGGCATTCCTGCCGCGGTTGAAGTAAAAGAACTTTTGGATAACAGCGAAGAGGCAGGACTTTCAGAAGAAGATATCGATTTGATTGCTCTGGTGACAATGGCTGAGGCAGAGGGGGAATCGGAGTACGGAAAGCGGTTGGTGATCGATACGGTTTTGAACCGCGTAGATTCCGAGCATTATCCCGATACGGTCTTTGAAGTTGTTTATCAGCCCAGTCAGTTTTCATCCATGTGGAACGGACGTGTAGACCGATGCTGCGTCACGGATGAAATATGTCAGCTTGTCAGGGAAGAACTTCTGGAACGGCAAAACTATGAAGTTATATTTTTTACGGCGGGCGGATACGGCAAATATGGAACTCCTATGTTCCAGGAAGGAAACCATTACTTTAGCAGTTATGAATGAAAGGAGAATCTTATGAATAGCGGATTAGTTGTCATGTCTTATACTTTATCGGCGTTGTCCGGAATCTGTTTTATAACGGGGCTGGCAGTCCTGTTTGGGGGAAGGAGCGGAAAGTATGGAAAATTTTGAGGCCATTATCGCCATGTTGGACTTCACCCTGGATTCCAAACGTAAGCGGCACATTGTCGGTGGCATTCTGCTGAGCGTGTCGTTTCTGTTTGGAGGCTTGGCGCTTACCACCATGACATTAAAGACGGAGGAAAAGCGGGATGAGTAGAGGATTATATTTGACGGCGTTTGCCACTGGGGCGATAGCTGGCTCTGTGGTGACGTGGTGTTTTGTAAAAAAGAAGTACGAGAGGATTGCCCAGGAAGAGATCGACTCCGTGAAAGAGGTCTTTGCCAGGAAGGAATTTGATTCCGGGGTAAAAGAGATGACCAAAACCGGAGAAGAGGTCGTAAAAGGGCTGAATGACGGAATCAGACAGGCAGCCGAACAAGCAAAAGAAAAGCCCGATCTTGTACAGTATGCCGCTATGGTCCAAAAATACGGAGGAACTGTTGGCGAGGAAAAGGAGGCTCCCATGAAAGAAAAATTTCCTTATGTCATATCGCCAGAAGAATTTGGCGAGTTTGAGGATTATGAGAAGATAAGCCTTACCTATTATTCGGACGGTGTCCTGGCAGATGAGAATAATGAAGTTGTAGATGATGTGGAGGATATTGTCGGTGATGCTCTGGATCACTTCGGCGAGTATGAAGATGATTCT